GGCCTAACCCCGCCGTCACCCTGGAAAGACGTTGACCTGTTGCTCGCTGTCCGTAGCCAGTTCAAGTTCCCAAGCAACAAGTTGGACTACGTCTCCCAGCAGGTAGGTATCGGTAGCAAGGTGAAGCACGAGGGCCAGGAACTCTGGAACCGCGTGCTCGCTAACGACGCCAAGGCCTGGGAGAAGATGCGCAAGTACAACATCCAAGACGTGCGCCTAACCGAAAGCCTATACGACTACCTTGGTCCCTGGATCAAGAACCACCCACACATGGGCGTGTTCCTAGGCGCTCGCTGCTGCGCCTCCTGTGGTGGCACTAACCTCATCGCTGACGGCTTCGGCCACACCAACACCACCGTCTACGCACGCCTTCAGTGTGGCAACTGTGGCGCCTGGAACCGCTCGAACGTATCGCGCGGCAAACTGGAAGTAAAGCCCCTCCGCTAAGAGACAAACAAATGAACAGGAAGTGCCCCAGGTCAGTCCGGCTTGGGGCACTTCCGTTAGAGAGACACTATGACTAAGAAGAAGAAAAACAAACTAACCCCACAACAGGCTAAACTCGTTGAGCAGTATATTGGCCTTGCGCATAACATCGTAAACAAACACCGGCACTGGGACGATGTCGCGAAGTTGTCTAGGGAAGACCTTGATAGCGAGGCATATCTTGGTCTGGTGCAGGCCGCCATGAACTGGAACGAAAGCATCGGGCCGTTTCTTCCCTATGCCAAGAAGACGATCAAGAACGTGTTGATTGAGGCAGACCGTCAGCACTCGGTGCCTTTCAACTTGCCCTGGAATGAGCACCGCATCCTTCGAGACATTCGCCGTACGGTAAACGACGGAACTCCTTCAAATCCGACCGATGTGGCCAAGGCCCTGAAGATAAATGTAAGCAAAATCGTTGCGCTTTGGCCGTTCTATGATCTAAGACTGCACGCGTCCGTCGAGACCAACGACTTTCTTGACGAAAAGCCAAAGTGGGATAAGCCCCGAAAGGCAGGGTTTGACGACGTTGTCATTGAAGACAATGCCGAAAGTCCTGAGGACCAGGTAACTAAAACTGTTATGGCCGAACAGGTACAGGCGGCCCTGGCTTGCCTGCCACCAACTCACCGCCAGATCATCCGTTACCGCTTCGGCTTCGAGACGGGTGAACCGATGCTCTCCTCGGAAATCATGGAGGTAATGGGCCTCGGACGTGCCGAGTATCAGGCGGCCGAAGATGCTGCCATGGAGAAGGTTGAGGCTATCCTACGTGGCCACAAGGGTAGCCGGACGGAAAACGAATAAAAATCGGACGGATTTCCGTACCATTCGAAAAACATGCCGATAGTAAACTTGTAGCGGATACGACCCCCCGCTACAGGAAGATACAAAATGCCTTATCTATCGATGATAGCCTACTACGCACAGAGAGCGGAGTTCTGGCTTGATGACTCAAACTGGAACCTGGAATGGCACCACAGCGACGAAGGCCGCGAATGGCGTCAAGAGAACGCCGAGTACTACCTTCAGAAGGCGCGCGCCCTGGCTGTTCGCTCAGGCTACTCTGATCCACAGGAAGTTATCGCTTCCACCTACAAGAAGTTCCCAAACCGTGCTCGCAAAGGAGTGACCCTGTAATGAAGATTGTAAGAGCCGCCCGCCCAGAAGCAAGTTTTACCATCATCCGCAACGATGTGCTTCGTGACTCCCGCCTATCGTACCGCGCTCGCGGTGTCCTGGCCTTCATCCTCTCGAACGTGGATGACTGGCGCGTGACAGCAGACAGCCTGGCAGACATGGGCTCCGAGGGTCGCCAGGCGATCCACACCGTGTTCAAGGAACTGCGCGCCGCAGGTTACATTGAGCAGCGCCGCAAGCAAGACCTTGAAACAGGTAGATGGGAAACCATGACTATCGTTTATGACTCACCTCGCAATGGATCCTTGGACGTGCCAGCAAAACCAAAGAAGGCTTCGGACGAATATTTGAAGACAGCCTCCAAGATGGTTGCCGAAGTATGGGAGCCAGCGGTTCGCGGGTTCTCCACCCAGCCTGCCATCGCTGTAGTCCGCATTGTAGCAACCTCGCTGCGTAACGGCGTACCTGCCAGCAAACTAAGCAAGGCGCTAACCTCAATCGCAGCAAAGAAGCAAACCGTGACCGCAACCCGCCTGTCAGAAGAGATGAACGGGCGACCACTTCGAGGTCAACTCCAGGCCGATAGAACCTTCGACTGGAAAGCAGAAACAGCAAACTCAACCGACGGCGTAGTCGCCCTATAACCCCGAAAGGACCCCAACATGACTACCACCACTCTACCAATCCCAGCACTAACCGCATCACAGATCGCAAAGTTCTACTCCAACGTAGCAGTCGACACGGAAACAGGTTGCCAGGTATGGCAAGGCACCCTGAATAACGGCGGCTACGGCACCATCAACATTGACCGCAAGCAGTACCGCGCTCACCGCGTCTCGTACGTCGTCAAGAACGGCGAACACGAGGCTGGCCTGGTTCTAGACCACCTGTGCCGCAATCGCGCCTGTGTCAACCCGGATCACCTGGAGCCAGTAACCTCACGCACTAACACCCTGCGCGGTGAGGGTATCAGCGCCCTAAACGCCCTCAAGAGCCACTGCCCACGCGGTCACGCAATGATTGACGCTAACCGCATCACCGACACCGTAGGCACCCACGGCCGCGCTTGCCGCTCTTGCGATAACGCAGCCCGCAGCGCACGACGCCAGGGCCTCAAGGGCGCTGCCCGCGAGCGCTTCATCCAGAAGAGCGCTGACCAGCGCTACATGGATGCACTGCGTGCCGCAGCAAGCAAGGAAGCCGAGGTGTACGCATAATGGCATCTAAGAGCATCCCAGCACACAAGCACTGGTTCACCACCACCTGCCCAAGCGGCAAGCGCGGTTACCCGGATCGCAGGTCGGCAAAGGAGGCGGCGCGAATGCTGGCCAAGATGGGAATGGGGAACATGCGCCCTTACGAGTGTTCCAAGTGCCCACACATTCACGTAGGACACCCTCACGTGTACAAGTACTAAACAGTTACCCTGTTCGAGAGCCCCAGGCCAGTCCGGCTTGGGGTTTTCTCGTTAGGAAGACATCATGGAAGAAAACACCTCAGACCGCCTTGACGACCTGATCAAGGAAGAGCGCCTCCGAGAGACCGCTGCCGGTACAGGCATGTCGGCTCGCCGCGCTCGTCACCTGCTACGCCGCAAGGGCGCCAACCCTGAAGCCTGCCCACAGGGTCACCTGTACGACGACGAGAACACCCTGTACAACACGGCAGGCCGCCGCATGTGCTTGGCTTGCCTTCGCGACCGCCGCGTCTACCCAGACCGCCCGGTGAACCCCAGAGCCATGAAAGGCCCAGCGATTGACCTCAACAACCCGCATCAAGTCCGTGACACCGAAGCCGGTTAGCGCTTGCCGGATAACAGAGGTGCTCCCAGGCGGGGCCGAGTACTCCTACGTTATCAAGGACCCTGACATTGACGACTTCCGCCCCGACAACACCCACGGCTCCGAAACCGTAGCACCCAACTACCGCAGGTACCTGAGGGACCGCAATGAGCGTGGTGCCGAATACGCGGATGCCCTGCGAGCACTTGGAGGCTATCGTGCCGCGCCAAAGTGGAACCCGTAGTCCAGAAACGCATACAGCAACAATAGTAAACGACCCCAGCAGAAAGAGACCCCCTTTCGTGAGCACCCCTAAGCCGCATCGCCAGTCCGACCAATACACCGTGGTAAACGCGGACAGCCTGGAATACCTGAAGACCCTGCCCGACAACTCTGTTGATAGCATCGTCACCGACCCGCCCTACGAGATCGGGTTCATGGGCCGCGGCTGGGACAGCACCGGTATCGCCTACAATGTTGAGTTGTGGAAAGAGTGCCTTCGCGTGCTCAAGCCCGGCGGTCACGCACTCGTGTTCGGCGCAACACGCACCTACCACCGTGTAGCCGTCGCCATTGAAGACGCAGGGTTCGAGATCCGTGACAGCATTCACTGGGTGTATGGTTCGGGCTTCCCGAAGTCCATGGACATAAGTAAGGCGATCGACAAGGCCGCTGGAGCAGAAAGAGAAGTCGTAGGCGAGGGGCCGTTTGCCAATAGGCGCCCAAATGGCGTTGGGAACTCGATTGCGCACGGCGACTACGGAACCGTGCCGGGCCATGATATCACCGCCCCCGCGACCCCCGAGGCCCAGCAGTGGTCTGGTTGGGGCACTGCGTTGAAGCCTGCGCATGAACCGATTGTGGTTGCCAGGAAACCCGTGGAAGGCACGGTAGCCCAGAATGTCCTCACCTACGGAGTTGGCGGACTAAACATTGACGCGAGTCGGGTGGGCAATGAAGAGCGCACCTATGCTTTGACAATGACGCCTGGAAACTTTGAGACCACCGATGGTGGAAAGAACAAGCCGTCTGGAACCGCAACGGTTTCTGGCCGTTTTCCGGCGAACATTCTGCTCACCCACAACGCAGACTGTGTCTTTGGGTATGGCGATAAATCAAACACATTGGCAGAGTCGAACACATCAAACACAGGAATGATTTTAGCGCTTGAAGAAGTTGCTATTGCCGTTGATGTCAATGTGAGTGGCAATCCGGCTGTCTACCAGTGTTCCCAGGGTTGCCCTGTGGCCGCAATGGATGAGCAGAGTGGAGAGAGCAAGAGCACTGGAGGTAAGACCGGCGGCTCAATCTTTGATAAGCCACTTGGTGGGACAAATCCAGGCAGAAACGAAGGCGGCCTAGGAGATGTTGGTGGCGCATCTAGATACTTCACTAACATTGACCACGACGAAGCACTTTCGGACGCGCCGTTCTACTATAGCGCCAAGGCCTCAAGAAGGGAGCGCCCTGTTCACCCTGAGACTGGCAAGGGTCACCCAACCGTCAAGCCGCTTGAGTTGATGCGCTGGCTAATCCGCCTGGTCACCCCAGAAGGCGGCACCGTACTTGAACCTTTTGCTGGTTCGGGGGCTACCGTAGAGGCGGCCCTGTTGGAGAACTGCCGTATCATTGCGATTGACCTGGAGAAGGAGCACATGCCGCTGATTGACGCACGCATTGACCGTTTCGAGGCGGGCCTGTCGCCCGTCAAAAAGGTGAAGCCAGTAAAGGCACAGAAGGCCCCTCAGAAGCCCGCAAACGGCCCTGTGACGGCTTTAGAGGCCGCAGAGGTAGCAATGGCTGCCCTGGCCCGTAAAAAGGCCCCACAAGCCCAGACAGCCCTTCCACTATTCGAGGAGACAGACAATGCCTAACCCTATCAACGATAACCAGGTGTATGACGTACCAGTAGATGCGCTCATTGGCTTCCCAGGCAACGCCAGACAGGGTGCCATCGTGCCCCTCATGGAGAGCCTGCGTTTCAACGGCCAGTTCAGGCCTATCGTGGTTCGCCGTGAGACCCGGGAAATCCTAGCAGGTAACCACACCTGGAAAGCCGCCAAGCAACTCCAGTGGAAAACCGTCAAGGTCACCTATGTGGAGAACATCAGCGACGATGACGCCAAGCGCATCGTGCTCGCCGACAACCGCCTCAACGACCTTGCCACCTATAACGTGCCGGACCTCACTGCCCTGCTCGACAGCCTGCCAACCCTGGAAGGTACAGGCTTCGATAACTATGAGATGGTGAACCTGGAAGCCGCATTCAGCGAGCCAGCGCCAAGCGTCTCAGACACCCTCGGTAACGGGGAAACCAAGGTGCCCCGCACCATCACCTGCCCAAACTGCTCACACGCCTGGGAGGCATAACAAATGGCTAGACCATCCAAGTTCAACTCTGAACGCATTGACAAGATAGTAAACCTAATCCGCCTGGGCAACTTTGCGGAGACCGCTGCCGCCGCCGCAGGTATCAGCAAGCAAACCTACTACAACTGGCTTGCCCGCGGTAAAGCAGAGCGCGAACGTATTGACGAAACAGGTACCAAGGCGAAGGCTTCCGAGAAGCACTTCCTGGAGTTCTTTGACGCAGTAGAGGGGGCAAGGGCCGAAGCGGAGGCTCGCATGGTCGCCTTGATCTCCACGGCAGCCCAAGACCCAACCAAATGGCAAGCAGCAGCCTGGTGGCTCGAAAGGGTGGCCCCACAGAAGTACGGTCGCATCAACCGCACCGAAATCAGCGGCCCCGACGGCGCACCAATCCAGTCGGAAACCAAGTCGATTCAGTACAGTGAGGCCGAAATCATCGCCCTGGCTGACGAGATCCTAGGCCTAAATGTTGACACGTCCGAAAGCGAGAACGCAAATGGCTAACCAGGAACCCCGCATGGTCTGGTACGAGGCCGAAGAATACATTGAGGACATCACCTTCGAGTACAATCCTGATGACGGCATGGTCGCCTCTCTGGCCTACTGGCGGGTACGTATCGACAACCACAAGCAGTTCCCAATGAGTGAGCAGGCTGGTATCATTACCGCTGCGATGTTCTTTGGCCCACCCCTAGACGATGAAGGAGTTGATAGCGAATGAAGAAGCCACCAAAGCAGGTTAGCCTGGGTCACCGGACAATCCGAATAGAAACACACCCTGTAGCGAACGACCCTTACCTCGATGAGGCGCTGGGCTATACTCGTTATGAAACCGACCTGATCGTGCTACGTAACGACCTGTCAAACGGGGCTGCCAGGGCTACCCTGTTACACGAACTGCTTCACGTTATCATTGAGGCTTCCCGCCCAGGACAGGTGAAGCCAAGCAAGGAAGATATGGAACACTGGTTCATTGGACTGATTGAGAACCCGCTTATCACGGTGCTCCAGGACAACCCAGACCTGTTAGCCTATCTCATGGCAAGAGACTAGTTAGGACGCAAAGAAGCCCCCACGGGAAAGGACAACCTGTGGGGGCTTCTTCTGTTTGGCGCTACTCTTTGTCGGGGCCTACCCAGGAGTCAAGCACAGCACCATTGCGACCTATCAGATAGTAGTTGTGTCCGCCCGGGCCATTGGCTGGCAGGTATCTAACTGACACTTCTGGCACCCGGTCTACCTGTTTGCCAATATGCTTGCGTGAATACATCAGAATGCTAAGGACAATAACAACTGATGTCAATAGAAAGCCTATACCGATTAGCAGGTCGAGTTGGTCTTTGATACTCATTTTGTTCCTTCTTTCTCTTGGTTACTCCCTAGCGGGCCAGTTCTCAAGTCGATAAGGGTTATGTTGGTTGCGATATGTCTACCATCGCCAACCAACATACTTATATCTACCTTGTATCCAAATGTTTTTAGGTAGTCAATCGCATTTTTATACCCATTCCAGTTTAGGGAAGCGGTTGCCTCTGATTCGCTAAATCCATCTTGAATAAGCGTGCTAATGTATAGTTCGCGAATGGCTGAGGCCTTTTCAAGATGCATTGTAAAGTTTGTGCGCATGGTTCCTTCTTTCTCTTGGTGGTTCTCTAACGGAGTGTTTCTTTATTGGTCGGCCAGTTACCCTTGCCGCTATTTAGAAACATCATCATCTCGGCCTGTTCACGATTTACGCCAGGAACTAGCCAGGTATGTATGACGATCATAGGATATTCGTTCTCTAAGTGGTCAAAATAAAGGTTCAGGTCAAAGGCTCGCCCTGCCGCCATGGCTTCCAGGGCCTTATCCGCATAAAGGTTTAGCACAAGATAAAGCCAACCAAGTCCACGGCCATGATACTCACGGCGCTTTCTTGCCAACTGCTTTACCTGACGTACAGTGCGAATATCATTAGCCGCGATCGCTTGATGTAAACGGAACACCTGTTTCAGCAGGCTCTTTGCGAACCTGTCGGTTATCTCGACTTCCATTGTAAGCATTAGTGACTATCGTACCAGAAGGCTGGCAGATTGGCGAGGGGCACGTCTTGAAACATGCGAAGGGTGGTGCCGCGAGCCTCGTAACCCAGGCGCACCCGGGCTTCCGACAGGGCCTGCTGGATGGTATCATACGCGTCAAGTTCATCAAAGGCCAAGGGCGGCATAACAAGGTCACCTTCCAGGCGGTCAAAGCGCTCGGCAAACTTGAACAGTAGGTAGCCGTCAATGTCTTCCTTGCTCTCATAGTGGTTGACTGATACGGACCAGTAGCCTCGGGCTTCCTTGTTCTCCTGGAAGTCCAAGCGTGCAATCAAAGCCTCGCCTGTACCGGGAGCAAGTTCCTGCATCTGGTAGGCAAGGAAACCGTCACTGGTTCTGTGGATCTCAAACATCTCTTCTTCTTTCTGTTGCGGTGGGTTGGAACCGCTACAATGTTACTATCGGCCTGGTTTCCAAATGGCACGCAAATCCGTCCGAATATCCGTCCGGCATACCGGGTCCCAGAAAACCGGGTTCCGGTTACCCGCAGGTCGGTAAACTGGGGACTATATAGAACACCATAAAGAAAACCATAAAGAACCGGGGAACTTTAGTCTTTGACCTTGAGAGAGCAGATGGCTGAGTTATACACGCGCTGGCGCGCAGCGGCGACACATACAGCAACAATAGCAATAGAAGGAGCCATCAATGAGATACCCACTTGAGAACGCAAAGACACGCATCACCAGCCCGTTCGGCTGGAGAGTTCACCCTGTCAGCAAAAAGCGCACCATGCACTACGGCGTTGACTACGGCGCGTCCGAGGGCACTACCATCTACACCATCGAAGACGGCATCGTCATTGAGTCCCGCCTTTCAACCGCAGCAAACGGTGGCTACGGCGAGTACGTGAAGGTCAAGCACCCGAACGGCGACGTCTCCACATATGCTCACATGATCCCGGGCAGCCGCGCGGTCAAGAAGGGCGACAAGGTTGTCGAAGGCCAGATGCTAGGCAAGGTTGGCGAGAGCGGCAACACTACGGGTCCTCACCTTCACTGGGAGGTCGCGGTCAAGGGCAGCCCGGTCAACCCTATCGTCTACGTTGAGAACGGGATGAAGAAGGACAAGCCTCGCCCTGTTATCAGAACACCGGAAAGCCGTGGCATCAAGAAGCCGGCGGCCCCAGCACCAGCAGCACCCAAGGCACCAGCGAAGAAAGCACCTATCGCTAAGCCTAAAGGTGAGTAACCGTGAAGACCGCAAACGGCTGGCCCGTTATCGTCTCACGCTCTGACAAGAACCTCGCCACAGGTAAGGTGCCTGGAACCTCTATCCGTCTAACGGCCCACAAGGCAGCCCTTCCGGTTCTCCTGGCCGTGGCTGCCGAAGTTCATAACAGGGTCTACTCCATCACCGCCAACAACGCTGACGGCCAAGACGAGGCGGGCTACACCTACCGAGTTATCGCTGGCACGTCCGAGTACTCTAACCACGCTTCCGGTACCGCCATTGATCTGAACTGGCGTATGTGGCCTATGTTCAAGCGCCGCATGACTGGTGCGCAGAGGCGCGCCGCGGAAGCCATTGCGGCTGAGTTCAGCCCGATCATCACCTGGGGCGGCTCTTGGGGGTCCCGCGCAGACGAGATGCACTGGGAGATAGCCGAAGGGGTCACCCTGTCGCAGGTGAAAGCCTGGTCTGCCAAGCATGTTAGCGCGTCTGGCCGCCTGCTAAAATAATCCGGACGGAAAATAAAGAAATATTCCGACCATTTGGAAAACAGGCCGATAGATACTCTGTAGAAGGAAATACCAACTACAGAAAGCAGACAGAATGTCAACAGGAATAGAAGCAGTAGCAGCCGGAGCCCTAGCGGTTATCATTGGTACCATCGGTGTACAGGCAGCCAACGAGTTCCAGGACCCGTTCGCCGGCAAGACCGGCCAGGAACTTCGCCAGCAGATGGGCATCTCCGACCTCGTATATGAGTGCGCAGAGAAAGTCCTCGAAGGTAAAGACGTGGATGGCCTGGTTACCATCATCGAGAACATCAAAGAGAACAACCCGACCAACCAGGCGCTGGCACAGTGTGTGGCTCAGGACCCTTTCGGCTGGGCAGGTACCGAGAAGGAGTGGGCGCTTGACCTGCTAGACGGTACCTACGACGGCGTGTACACAGTCCCTGTCATCGACCTGACCAAGGAAACCCCCACCCTTGAGGAACTAATGAGCGGAAAGAGCAACTAATGGAAGACCTAACCATCCGCACCGAAATCAGAAAGCGCTGTCGCAACTTCTTGTCTATCACGGCAAGCCGCACGGAGTACATGATCCGCAACAACACGGTCCCAAGTCGACCTGTCGACCCGATCAAGATTTTCGAGCCAGCAGAATACCGCCGTTGGTGGAGAAGCGTCATCCGCCTAGACCGAGTAGAGTACGCTAACCTAACCATTACGTTCAGCGACGGAGTCTACTGGGACCTACGCGAGGGGACCAGACAGTATGTTTGAGCCAGTACCTAACGCCCCGGCGTATTCCCCTTGGCACGTCATTGAGTTGCGCTTGCTTCGCAACAGGGTTGCTAACCTTTACGAACTGAACGGGGAGGACAGGGAGACCGCGGAGACCCTGGCGTTCCTCCTTGACTTCGACGGCCTCAACGCTGCCGTAGCCCACCTGTCTAACAAGCGCATCATCATGATGGGTGTTCAGGATGGCAAGGCGATGTGGACCGAAGAGAACGTGTAACGCATACAGTAACAATAGAAAACAGATGCCCTTGGCGTCGTAGAGTAGTCCCCCGCGGGTGAGGAAATAGACTCCCCGGCTTCCCGTCTCTCTTCCGGGTTGCTGGGTTGAGCAGGCCAACAGGTAGGCCATGACCCCCGCGGGGGGCTGTCACGTCCGAGACACATACAGCAACAATAGAACACATGAGCGAGAACATACCTGACAAGGACTTTGAAGACGCGGCCATCATTTGCTGGGAGCGCGCAGTCTATCACGCCGAAAAGGCGCAACAGGTAGCGGAAGACGCCATGAGACTTTGGCAGTTGGGCGTTGCGGCCGTACGTGAGCAGCAGATCCTCGCGGGCGCATACCTTGCCTTGGGCGGTTATGGCTCCGACATTGAGGCTTATCAGGAACTCGGCTTGCCATTTGACGAGAAAGACGTTCTGGATTACCCGGAGGACTAATGACCCAACTACCTAACGACCCCGAGGTGTTGGCGCGCGTTCGTTCCCTATTGGAAGCCCGCAGCGCAGCCGTCGCTTGGCGTTGCGACCTTGATGACTGTGATGGTCAGCCGCACGAGGGAAAGCCTCAACAGCATGCCCGCACCAAGCAGTTGCCGCCTTGGGATTTCCGGAAAGCCGACGGTATACCTGTCAAGCGCTGGTACCTGCGTGGCGGTCGTGGATCAGGAAAGACGTGGGCCGGCGCTCGCGCGCTCGCCGAAGTTATCCTATGGCACGGCGGCGCTGATGAGAATGGCAACCACCGATCATACGGCATTGTCGGCCCTAACTTCGGGTATACCCAGGACACCCTGGTAGAAGGTGACAGCGGCCTCATCATTGCGCTCGGCGGCGAAGAGGGCCCGCACATCGAGTTCTACAACAGGTCCAAGGGCATCATCTACCTAAAGAACGGCGCTCGCGTTTACACGGCGGGTGCTGACAACTTCGGTAAGGGTATCGAAGGTAAGAACATGTCCGCCATCTGGTGTGACGAGGTTGGCCTCTGGTCCCTGCGTCGTTGGAAGTACGTGTGGGAAAACGCGATCCGATTTGCTGTCCGTAAGAACCCGTCGCTATACATCCTGACAGGTACGCCGAAAGAAGGCCACCCGTTCGTTCAGGAACTGCTGAAGGACCCGAGCGTTGTCAAGGTTGTCATGGCGACCAAGGAGAACCGCGCCCTGCCGCCAGAACAGTTGGCTGAGTGGGAGCAACTGTATGCCGGAACCCGTCTTGGCCGTCAGGAGTTGGATGGTGAAGTGCTGCTTGACACCCCGGGCGCGCTTTGGTCTTCCGCTATCATTGAGAACCACCGCATTCAGTCCGGCTTGGCCCCCGAGGACTTCCTACAAATCGTTGTCGGCTGGGACCCCGCCGTGACGTCTAAGGGCGACAGCGACGAACACGGTATCATCGTGGCAGGTCAGTTGCCAGGGGACCCGGCACACTATGCGATCTTGGAAGACGCTTCGGGGCAATACACGCCCATGGAAGCGGTTCGTAGGGTGGCTGACATGTATGAGAAGTGGGGTGCGAACACCGTGGTCGCCGAAACCAACAACGGTGGCGATATGATTGGCGCTCTCCTTCGAACGCATACAGCAACAATAGCATTGACGACAGTAACTGCGACCCGAGGAAAGCGTTTGCGCGCCGAACCGGTGGCGGCCCTGTCTGAACAAGGAAGACTTCACATGGTCGGAACGCACCCGAAACTGGAAGATCAGATGACAAAATGGTCCCCGGAAGCCCAAGGTTCGCCTGACCGCCTCGACGCGATGGTGTGGGCCGTAACCGCACTTCAAGAAAAGGGTGCCACCTCACGTGCGTTTGTGGGTAAGCACCGCATCTCTATAAGGAGCAACTAATGGGACTATTTGACCGGTTTACACGCAACCCCGGTGACCGTCGCAACGTGGAAGTCGTCGGACCTAACGGCGAAGACCTGAACAAGTTTGAATACAAGGGCCTCTGGGCACAGGCCGTAGGCGCCCTGACCGAAGGCAACACCGAGATTGGCAAGATCCGCCCGAAGGCAGACGACTCCATCAACATGAACGCGGTTGCTTCCCGCTGTGTTGACCTGATCGTCGACAGCCTTTCCTCACGCGACATCGAAGTTGTCGATGGCAACGGCGAACCGGTAGACCACTACCTTGAGACCCTGTGGAACGAAAGCCCTAACCCTTCTCAGTCTGCTCGCCTTTTCAAGAAGTCCGTATGGTACCGCATCATGCTTCACGGCGAGGCAATCGTTATCCTTGATCGCGGCGCTTCACGTGTTGACGCCCCCAAGAGCGCTCACCTTCACTACGGCAAGACCAAGGTTCGCCTGTCTAAGGCAACCCCGCAGGCGCCACAGGGTGACATCCTTGCTTATGAGATTCAGGTAGGGGAAACCTGGTACACCCTGGCCCCAACCGAAGTCCTTTGGCTACGCGAGCCGGACCCTGCCAACCCTTGGAAGTCCCGCGCACCTATCTCTGCCGCTCTTGAGTCGATCGGTCTCGCACGCGCAGCCCGCGGATGGCAGGCAGGCCAGTTGCTAAACGGCGCTAACCCTAACGGTATCGTACAGGTGCTCGGCACCCCGTCAAGCGAAGAGGAATACTACCTCATCCGCGACGAGATTGAGGCAGCCCTAACTGGCCCTTCATCTGCCGGCCGTATCGCAACCGTCGCAAGCCCGCTAGAAGTCAAGTTTACCCCAACCTCTATGAACGCTCAGGAAGTCGCCTACCTTGATACCCTCAAGTTGACCGACGAGCAGATCGCTAACGCCCTTGGTGTTCCACTGGACCTCATTGGTGGCCAGCGCACATACCAGAACCTTGACGCTGCTTGGCGCATTCTCTGGGAGGGCACCCTGTTGCCTCGCCTAGAGATTATCGCTTCTGAGATGAACCGTCAGGCGCTCGTTGACACCGAGTTCACGGCTCGCTTCATCACCTCTGACATCACCGCCCTTCAGGAGGGCCAGGATGCTCTAACCGCTCGCGTGACCAAGGCTACCGAGGGTGACATTGTTACCCTGGATGAGGCTCGCGCAAAGTTGGGCTTCGGTCCAATGGAGAACGGCATGGGCGCCCTCACCATCAGCGCTTACAAGGCAGCCCTTGGCATCACCGCCGCACCCGCTGCTCGTACAGGCGACCCTGTTTCAGAGACCCGCTCGGAGGCGAACCCAAACTCTTTTAGATTGGCCACGGGACCGCTAGCGCTTGTTTGCGACATTGATGACACTCTCATCAAGGCAGACGGCTCACTAAACGTTGCCGTGGCTGACTATGTTGATGACTTTGATGGCATTGTCTGCCTCATTACCGGTCGTTCAGTAGAGGACCACGACGCTACCGTCGCCCAACTAGCCGCTTTGGACATCGACTACGATGAACTTCACGAGCGCGACTTCGGCACCGGCGCCCAGACCAACGAGTACAAGGCTTACAAGATTGGCAAGTTGATGGAGACCTATAACGTCACCATCGCTATCGACAACGACGCTGAGGCTCGCAAGGCTTACAAGGAAGCCGGTGTTGCCCTTGTGGTGAACCCTACTGACATTGTGGCCGCTGATCAGCCCGACGACAGCGACAGCGACCAGGATAACACCCGCGCCGTCTCCGTTCCAGAGTACATCCGCTTGAACGCCAAGCGCGGACTAGACTACCTTGAAGAGGGTTTCGGTGGTGAGGGTCTAACCGACCAGACTATCGCTGAGGCTCGCGACATTGCTGCTGGGTCCATCTCGGATGACAAGGTTCGCCGTATTGCCCCCTGGATTGCGCGCCACCTTGTAGACCTTGAAGCACCAGCGAACAATGACCCGGAGAACCCGGGCTACCCAGGCAACGGCCTTGTCGCTCACCTGCTATGGGGTTCGGGTCCTGACCGCGCGACCGCTAACCGTGTTCGCCGTTGGGCTGAACGCGAAGCAGCAAAGTTCGAGAAGGCCGCCGGCAACCCCGGCCTCCACGTACGCGAAGTCTCCCCTGAGAAAGTAGAGCGCACCCTGGACCGCCTGGAAGCCCGCACCCAGCGTGCGGTTGAGCAACTAGCGGCAGCCCAGTTGCGTGAGGCCAACAAGCGCATTCAGCGTGGCCAGCGTGACGAGACCCTGCCGGCGGACGCCAAGATTGCCTTCAACGAGGCAGCCTGGACCGAGCGCGGCTACGAGTACTTCTTCCCCCTACTAAGCGCTGCTGCCGAAGAGGGTTACGCAATCACCGCTGGCACCCTTGACGCTGACCTGCTGGGCATTGACAAGTTCATCGAGTCGGCTGTAGATGCTCGCACCCAGGTCCTCGTCGGACAGGTAAACGATACCACCGCAAAGGTTCTCCAGGAGCGCCTGACAGCCTCCGCAGTTGCTGACCGCGTAAGCGTAGTACAGTACCGAGAGATTCTCGAGAAGACCTTCGGCGAACTCTCAACCTACCGCGCTGAGACCATCGCTCGCACCGAAATGATTGGCACCTACAACGGGGCCTCTCGTCAGGCAGCCGTTGACAGCGGTGTTCCGATCGCCCGCGAATGGCTTGCTGTTGGCGCGAACGGATCAGACGACCGCACTCGTCCAAGCCACGTTAGACTAGATGGCGAAAGAACCACCAGCATGAACGACCCATACTCCAATGGCCTTATGTATCCAGGCGACCCAAGTGGCCCTGCTTCAGAGACCGTGAACTGCCGCTGCGTAGAACTCTACGTAACGGACTACACCCCGGAAGGAAACAAATAAAATGACCGAATGGATGTCACAGGTTCGCGCTATCGAACTGCGCGCAGTCCCAGGCGAAGACGGCCAGAACTCTTTCGAGGGCTTGGCATGTAAGTACGGGGTCACAGACTCCTACGGCACGGTCTTCGTGCCCAACTGCTTTACCCGTGGAGGCCTAGACAACCGCGTCTACTCCCTCCTGTGGATGCACGACCCAACCCGCCCAGTGGGCACCTTCACCGCTGAAGAGCGCGCTGACGGCCTTTACATCGTTGGCAAGTGGGACGACAACACCGCTGGCCGCGAAGCCCGCGCTGCCGCCCTTTCCGGATCAGCCGCAGACCTTTCTGTCGGCTTCACCTGGATGAAGGACGCAAACGCACCAGAGGACTACATCACCGTGGCACGCCTTATGGAGGTCTCCCAGGTGACCAGCCGTTTCGGCGCCGTTCCCGGTTCCGTGTTGACCGCTGTACGTGCTGCCGCCCTTGCCGACGAGACCCGCGCTGGCCGTGTGCTCTCTACCCGCAACGAGGAAGCCCTGCGCACCGCTGCCGACCTGCTGAACCAGGTCCTCGCACAGGTGGGCGTTGAGGAAGTTTCTGAAGATGGCGAGCGCTGGGGAACCGAATACCACACCCAGGGCGAAATCGTCGTACAAGGCTCACCAGAGGCCGAAGAGGCAGAGACCCAGTCCGACACACCTGCCATTGACGAAACCCCGTCAGAGGGCCTTGTAGAGGCTCCTGAGGCCATTGTAGAGCCTGCCATCGAAGAAGTTGTTGACGAGGCACCAGAGGCTGCCAAGAAGAAGCGTGCTGCTGACATCGAGCGCCTTGCTCGCTACCTCAACACTATCTAACCTAATCTCCGTGGGCACCTTGATGAGGGGTCGCCTGGTGCCCACGGTTCACCTTTCCGAGACCCTAACGAAATGAGGAAGCCATGAGTGACATCAACACTCCAGCAGAGGCTCCCTCAACTGCTACCCCAGTTGAGACCCCTGCGAAGAAACCTTTCATGAGCGAGAAGGCAAAGGCTCTAACGGGCTCTTGGCTTCGCGTGTTCGTTGCTGCCCTGATCGCTGCGGTGCTAGGCTCTGGCCAGGCTCCTTGGACTTGGGACTCAACTGAAGCGATGAACTTCGTGTGGTCTGCCGTTAGCGCAACCCTGCTGGTCATCTACAACTACCTGAACCCCAAGGATACCCGTTACGGCGTTGGCTCCGAGGGCGAGCAGGCAAGCCAGGAGTAACCCCATGGGTGCTGCTGAAATCACTCTTACCGTCGCAGGTATTGTCGGCGCCCTGGCCACCATTTTCGGTGGGTTCCGCTGGATTTACAAGACCGCGAACCGTATCGAGAATAACCTGGGCGTTGACAAGGACGGGCGCTCGGTCGCTGAACGCATGGCGCGCGTTGAGCACCAGGTATTCCCAAACGGGGGCGGAAGCCTTTCCGACCAGGTGAAGGAAGTCGCTGAGGCGGTCATTGAAATCAAAGCCAAGACCGACATCATCGAGCAGTTGCTTATGAACATGGTGAACCCGAACGCATACAGCAACAATAGTAAACGATCTGGACGTAGCCCCAGAGACGCCAAAAACAACTCGGTTACGAAACAACCTATCAAATAACTAAGAAAGGTTCCATAAAAATGGACATTCGCTCACTACAGGTAGAAGCAGACGCACTTGCTGCTATCGCCAAGAACGGTGAACTAACCGCTGAGCAGGAGGCTCGCTTCGACGAGATCCTGGGCGCTCTGGAGACCCGCAAGTCACAGGCTGAGAAGGCTGCTCGCGCAGTTTCCTTGACCGACGCAACCACCGTTGAGACCACCGCAACTGAAGAGGCTCCCGCTTCTCTAGGCGCTGCTTTCATCCGCGCAACCGCAGGTACTTCACGTACTCGCACCAACCCAGTTGAGGTTCGCGCAGCAATCACCACCTCAAGCATCGTTACCAACCCAACCTTGGTTCCAGTTGGACCTGCTCCTGTTCGCTCACCACTTGCTGGTATCGTGAACATCGAGCGCGTTTCAACCACCTCTGTTGACACTGTTGTTGAGACCGTTGCTTACGGCGCTGACGTAGTTGTTGAGGGCCAGTTGAAGCCTGAAACCACTATCACCTTCACTCCTTCTTCTTTCGTACTTGACACCGTAGCAAACTACGTTGACGTAACTCGTCAGGCACTTGAGGACGAGACCCGTCTACAGGGCATCATCGATGGCGCTCTTCGCAACGGTCTTGTAAAGAAGTCAGAGCAGTTGATTGCTTCCGCTATCTCCAGCAACGCATCTATCACCACCGCAACCGCTCCTTCTCTACCAGACGCGATCCGTTTCGCTATCGGTGACGTAGAGAACAACGGCTACACCCCAACCGCAGTATTGGTCAACCCATCTGACCTTGCTACCATGGACGTAACCATTGCTAACCAGTTCCGCGCACTTGACAAGAACAGCACCCTATGGGGCCTAACTGTTGTTACCTCAAGCGACGTTGCTGCTGGCACCGCTTACGTTGGTGACTTTGCTAACGCTGTTACTTGGTTCGACCGTGGCACCGCTGCTGTTTACAGCACCGACGCTGACGCTGACAAGTTCCGCCGCAACATCATCACCATCCTTGCTGAGACTCGCGCAAAGGCTGTAGTTGTACGCCCTGCTGCGATCGTCAAGGCAGAGGTTGCTATCTAGTCTTTAGACTAACCACGCGTAGAGGGTGGGGAAACAGGGGACTCCCTTGGTCCCCACCCTCTATTCATATAGACCCCATACACTTCTAAGGAGCCGCGAAATGGCCTACTGCCAACCATCAGACGTAGAGCGCTACATCACCCCAACCGTGGGAGCAGACGTAGCAGGGGCTATCGCCGCAGCCCAAGAGCAGGTCAACCTGTACACCGGTGACCTTTTTGAGACCACAAACCTAACCGTTTACGGCGAAGGCAACCGCCTCAACGTTGTAGACCTACCATACACCACCCAGTCCATCGCCTCTGTCGCATCATCGGTCGACGGCTCCCTGCTCTCCGAGGACGCCTGGTCGTTCGAGAACGGCAAGCCAGCCCGCGTACGCATCTACCCAAGCGCAGCGTGGAGCATCCTCATCGCAGGATCAGAACCTTACAACGTGTCGGCCCGCCCTGGCATCGCGCGCGTCAACATTACGGGCGTGTTCGGAACTTCTAGCGTTCCAGCGCCCATCAAGGAAGCCACTGCTCTCCTTGCCGCAAACTTCCTAGCCTCAACCGGCCAGGGCGCACTCACCTCTGACGCAGAAGCCAAGATTGGCGCACCAGCCGACGTCTCCTCCATCACCGTAGAGGGCTACTCAGTAACTTACCGCGACACCGGCGTCAGCGACCTATCCCAGACCACCGGGCTAACCACTGTTGACCGTATGATCGCCCCATACCGTCGCACCAAGCGCGCAAGGATTTTCTAATGTTTACAGGGCCTTCACTAACCAGCCATGAAGTGACGGTCTCCCGCCAGCAGAGCGGTGTAGACGCAGAGGGAACCCCACTTCAAACCTTCGCATACGTTGCCACCTTCCGTGGCGGCTTCGGTAGCGTTACCAGCGACCGCGAACTTGTAAAGGGTGACGCAGGTCAGCGTGTAGACGCAGCCGTGTCTATCCTTGGAAGCGCCAACGTTCTCATCGGAGACAAGGCCAACGTATCTGGCCGCGACTTCCGCGTTGTTGGTGTCCGCACTACCGGCCTTACCACCCGCATTCTGCTCGCCTCCTGGGGGCTAAACTAATGAAGATTGATTCCTCCGAGTTTGAACGTTCAGCGAAGCGCGCACTTGACCGCTTGGCTGAAAACGTCATGGAGGAAGTTATCAAGGCAGGCCACGAGGTCCGCAACGAGGCTATCCGGAAGACCCCGGTGGACACGGGCGCCCTTCGTTCCGGCTGGAAGATCCGCATTCAGCGCCTTGGCAAGGGCGGCCGGGTTACCGTCTCGAACGAAACCCCATACGCTCGCCACGTAGAATACGGCACACGCTACACCCGCCCGCAGCCTATGCTTGGCCCAGCCATCAGAAGCGTTATCCCTAAACTGACCGCCCGCTTGAGAGGACTAAAATAATGACCACCCCACAGACCGTAGCAGGCGCTATCCGAGCACGTCTCATCCAGGTGTTCCCTGACCTCCAGGTGTTCCGCAACGAGGCCCCACAGGGCACACAGACCCCGCTAGTCATCATTACAGACGGCCTCAACGTACAGGGCGAAGACCTAGGTGATGACCTGCTCCTAACCGAACAGGTACAGGTTGACCTTTACATCGACTACGCACAGGTAACCAACTGGGCGGACCAGATCCACGCAGCACTTCACCGCGCGCCCATCAGCGTTCCAGGCTCACAAATCCACCGCTGCCTCGTAACCGAGCGCATCAACCAGCCAGCAGACGCAGGCAACGAAGATGGCGTTGAGCGCATCACTTTCACCGTGCTGGTTCGCCGCCGCATGTCTGCCACCGAATACGGCAACCTGCCCATCCAGCCAACCCCTACCCTGTTGGAGATCCACGAGGCGCAGACCACTAACGTTCACGGCATTGCGAACACCGCCGAACTAGAGACCCAAACGGGTGCCCAGGCAAAGGCAGACAACGCACTCGCGGCTGCTAACGCCTACACCGATGCTGCCCTGGAAGACATCAATGTCCCAGACCTTTCACTTTACGAAACCATCGTGGGCGCACAGGCCAAGGCTGACGCAGCCGAAGCGGCTGCTATTGTAGCGTCTAACGCTTACACCGATCAGGAAGTGGTCGAACTAACCAACGGCACCACCGACTTTGAGGCGGCCCAGTTCAACACCGCAACGCCAGGAACTTCTGCCGTTGGTCGTCTAACATGGAACCAGACAGATGGCACGCTCGACCTTGGGCTCATTGGCGGCAATGTTACCCTACAGGTAGGGCAAGAGACCGTTCAGCGTATCAACAACCGGACCGGTTCAGCATTTACCGATGGCCAGGTAGTTTATGTCAATGGCTCACAGGGCAACAGGCTCACCGCAGCCCTAGCGCTCGCAACTAACGACATGCTCTCCGCAAGAACCTTCGGTATTGTGACAGAACCAATCGCCGACAACCAGTCAGGTTTCGTCACAACCTCCGGCCTTGTTCGCAACATTGATACCAGTGCGCTACCCGAAGGCGCGGCAGTTTACCTTTCCCCAACCGTGCCCGGTGGGCTTACGGCAACCAGGCCGCTAGCGCCAAACCATGGAGTGCTCGTCGGATGGTGTGTTCGCCAGCACGCAACCGTTGGAAGCATTTTCGTTCACGTTCAGAACGGCTTCGAACTGGGTGAACTTCACAACGTACTCACAAACGGCACGCTAAACGGCCAGGTGCTAGCCTATGAAGCCTCCACCGGCCTCTGGAAGCCTGTGAACCCGGGAGACCCTGCCGGAACCGCAGCAGCCGCCGTAGCGGCCCACGAAGGCGCCGTAGACCCTCACGGGGACCGCGCTTACGCAGACAGCCTGGCGCCTAACTACGCACCTGCCACAGGCATTGACCCAACAGCCATTACGGGCACCGCGGTTATCACTACGGACCCACGCCTATCAGACAGCCGCACCCCAACCGCTCACGCAGCAAGCCACGCTGACGGCGGTTCCGATGAGATTGCGCTAGCCCCTGCTCAGATTACTCAGGATGGCGCAACGACCGGCCAAGTGCTAGCATGGAGCGGTAGCCAGTGGGCACCGGCAACCCCGTCAGCGGGAGCGACCGGCGGCACCTACCAGGGTCCATGGAGCGCGGGCTCGACCTACAGCAACTATGGCATGGTCACATATGATGGAAGCATGTATGCCGCGACAGGTACCCCAGCCGCAGGAACCGCCCCAGCAGTAACCGCCGCCACCTTCAACAGCAACCTGACCAGCGCAGACTGGACACGCCTCAACGTGGCCGCCCTGGCATCCCCGGCAATCACCCTGGTCAACAACACCACCAACACCCTGGCCCAGGCATACAACTCCTCTAGCACCCTAAGCCTATCCGCCCGCTCAACCTCTACCGTTCGAGTGACCCAAACGGTAGACCTATCTATGATCGGAACCGCAGACGGCATTCACGTTGGCTTCTTTACAAGCGCCTTCACCCCAACCGCGGGAAGCGTTTGGTGGGCCCAGACCGCCGCGATTTCGGTATTCTTCGATATCTTCAACGGACGCATTGGGCTTGTTACCAACGGAGCGCTACAGCAGCAAGTAACCAACCCAAGCCTGCGTACGGGCACCAGTTCCGTCTTTGACCAATACAGACTGGAATGGACCTTTACATCCACAAACACAAACGTGACGGTATACAGAAACAACACCCAGGTTGCTTCCTTTACCTTCACGCTAAACTCTGGACTGACCTCGGTCCGAGACGGGCTTGCTGGAACTACCGGTGGTTCGGCAGGTACGTTCCGCGCGCAGAACTATTCGCGCACCTGGACCCCGATTGTCAACACCGGCTGGCAGAGGCTGTTCACCCTGCCGTAAGCCTAAAAACTGAACGCATACAGCAACAATAGAAACTGACCCCAGAAACCCAAGGAAGGTTCCACTTATGTCCGATCTAAACACCCACGTGTTCGGAGCGCAGCACGCTGAAATCGCTGAACTTCTAACCGACACCCCACTTGGTGCTACCTATGGCACCCCATTTGACGTTCCTGGCCTCAAGAGCGTTAGCGTTTCCACCACCTCTGACAGCAAGGAACTCCGAGGCGACAACCAGTTGCTCGCTAAGGAGACCGTTGTCCAGAACATCGAAGTTACCCTAGAGTTCGCTAAGTGGGACGCTCGCGTCTTCGCACTTATCACTGGCGCAACCCTGACCGAGAACTTGGATGAGTCATACTCTGTTAGCATGGGCGCTAACGCAACCCCAAAGGAGTTCAGCCTCCTTGCTCGTTCGGCATCAGCAACCGGTACCGGCACCGCAGTATCCATCTCATTCCCTAAGTTGAAGATCACCAACCTGCCTGACATGATTGGTCTAGCAGAGGAAGACTTCAAGACCGTTTCCGTTACCTGTGAGGCAATCCCAACTGCTACAGGTGTATGGTTCGACTACAACTACGAAGTTCCAGCCGTCTAACAGACTCACGGGACCTTCCAGGCTCCCCGCGGTAACCATGAGAACCCGCGGGGAGTGACCCCAAACCCAGACCCCTAGCCCCAGGAGAGACCCCAATGAACCAAGACATCTCGTCACAGATCAGCGCACCAGGCCGCAAAATCATCTTGTCAAACGGAAACGAAATCACCATTCGCTACGGGATGACCGCCCTCATCGAGATTGAGCGCGAGTACGGTTCCGTTGGCGCCCTCGCAACCAGACTTCAAGACAAGACCGGTCCAGTGTTTACTACTTTGACCCACGCTCTATGGTGCGGCACTAACCGCAAACTGCCACTTGCCGCATTCAGCGACCTGATCGACCCAGCCCGGACCGCCGAGTACTCCACCGCTTTCGGCGAAGCCTTCAAAGAGGCAATGCCGAAGGGTGAGGCACAGCCGGGGGAAGCCCAGGCCGCGGAGTAGGCCGCGGCGACAACCTCATACCCTGGGACGACTGGTACTACATAGCCACGGTTGTCTTTCACCGCTCTGAAAAAGAGTTTTGGCGTATGACGCCCGCTCAACTTTACCTGCTCTCCGAAAAGCACCGCGAGGTCAATGACCCCAAGCGGCAGTCAGACGCATACAGCAACAATAGTAGACGAGTCGTTCAAGTTGACCCCGACGACGTACGAACACCGGCAATCCTGGCAGGCCTGAAGGCCATGAAGCCACCGGCCAGACGAAAGTAGGAGCAGATGGCATTCAACGACATCGCACCAATCGGGGTAACCTTTGAGGTAGACACGAGCGGACTGCGCAAAGCAGAAGCCGCCATCTCCGGCGTGGGCGACAACGTTACCAAGAAGATGTCCGGCATTGGCAAGGCCGCAGGTCTCGCTATCGCAGCAGGTATCGCAGGCACAGCCATCGCCATTGGTCGCTCGGCATCAGCCGCAATCGGTCAAGCAGTTGACGCAGCATCAGACCTAAACGAAACAGTATCCAAGACCGGTCAAATCTTCGGTCAAGACGCACTGCCAGGTTTGGAAGCCTGGGCCGCCGGGGCAGCCTCCGCATTCGGACAGTCAAAGACCCAAGCGCTAGATGCCGCATCAACCTTCGCAACCTTCGGTAAGGGCGCTGGCCTCGCAGGCTCAGACCTAACCGGCTTTTCTACCAACCTTGTAGAACTCTCCTCAGACTTCGCCTCCTTCTTCAACGCAAGCCCTGAAGAGGCCATCACCGCGATCGGTGCCGCACTGCGCGGAGAGTCAGAGCCTATCCGTCGCTTCGGTGTGCTGCTAAACGACGCCACCCTCAAAGAGCGTGCGCTTCGTCTTGGCCTAATCAAGAGCACCAAGGAAGCCCTAACCCCTCAGGCCAAGGTCCTCGCTGCGCAAGCCGAGATTATGGCCCAGACTAGCGACGCACAGGGCGACTTTGCTCGCACCTCGGATGGCCTGGCAAACCAGCAGCGCATCCTCGCTGCCGAACTTGCCAACACCAAGGCAGAAGTCGGAACCGAGTTCCTGCCAATCCAGTTAGAACTTACAAAGGCCTTCCGCGACATGCTTCCGGAACTCAAGGCAAACCTAATCCCCGCGATCAAGGACCTTGCCGGCTCATTCAAGACCGACATCCTCCCTGCCATCATGGCGGCACTACCAGCGCTCATCAACCTTGCCGCTTTCCTTGGTCGCAACGCAAGCACGATCCTCGCTCTAACGCCAGTAGCCATGGGCCTAGTCGGTGCCATCAAGGCCGTCAACGTGGTCACCATGCTACAGTCAAGCATCCTAAAGGGCCACCCCATCATTGGCCTAGCGGCTATCCTAATCCCGCTTATCGCATACCTGGTTGACCTGGGCATCAAGACCGGCTTCTTCAACGACCTATTCAAGCGTCTCGGCGACACCATGAACTTCATCGGGGCCGTTATCAGCAAGGTCGTTGGCGACAGCGCAAAGGCAATCGGAGACTTCTTCAACGGCATCTTCGAGTTCCTGGGGGGCCTCGGCGAGAGCCTATACAACTTCGGCAAGACCGCATGGCAGGGCTTCGTACAGGGCGCCCTTGACGCACTCTTCTTCCTACCAAACCTTGCCGCTGACATCATCGCAAAGGTTCCACTAGTTGGTGAGGGCATCAGCGGAACCATCAAGAACGTAACAGGTGGAGCGCGCCAGGCCATCTCAACCGCAACGGGCACCCAGAACACCGCAGCAGCGAAGCAGGGTCAGCCACAGGTGAACTACTACAACGTTCAGGCCCAGGG